TTAATGACCTATAGCTATCCATCTAAAACCACCACTGGAATTACCTAAATATTTTACTGTGGTTCTAGTCCACTCAGTCGGTATGCCTATAGCATACGAACCACTACTAGGTAATCCGTACATTATTGCTCCTGCATATAAAGGCGTACTTTGAAAAGCTATCGGAAAAGTTATCTGAACTTGGCTCGTGGATATAGCACCACCATATCCCCACTGTATCTAAAATTGTTCGTTTTATTATTTATTAATCATAGAAAGGATGATGTAAGAATGTATTTGTGCAAATTTGATGAGGCTGGTAAGCGTATAGCTACCGTACTTAAAGGTGTACACTTTAAGACAAAAGCCGAAAAACAGAAGTACCTTGATGAGGGGTATCTGGAGACCTCGGACGAGGATTATGCCTATTATGTAGGCAACCGGGGTAATGGTGCCAATGGTACTGGTTATATCCGTGGGGCCGATGGCAAGCCTACAGATGCTCCGGTAAAAGTGCCTAGCATCGAAGAAAAGAAGCAAGTAATTATTGACCAGTATGAGGCTGATAAGGATGAACTTAAAAGCAAGTTTGCTGATGCTATGATGATGGATGATGACGAAGTGAAGGCAGAACTTAAGGAAGAATTAAATGAAATTATGGCAAAGTTTGATGCCGATATTAAAGAATTGGAGGAATAAGAAATGGCAGTAAAAAAGAGATGTATCAGATGCTTGAAAGTTTTAAGACCAGATGGTACCTGTCAGTACCCAAAATGCGTTTTATATGTTCCTGAGCTACTAGCTGAAAATAGTGATGAGGGCACAGAGAATAAGGGCTCAGATACCACAACCGAACAGCCATAATTTAACACACAGGTTAAGCACCATAAAAACCACCCAAATTCATAGCAAAAAGGTGGCTTTTATAGTTGAACGGTTAATTACAGGTTAAGTACAAACATGGTCAATAGCTTTCAATAATTCATGTATTGATTTATGGGTGTATACCCGTTCTGTAATACCTTCAAGACTGTGGCCAAGTATTAACTTGGTAACCGTCCTGTTGGTGTCAGCAGAGTCAAGCATGCTTGCCAATGTGTGGCGGCACTCATGAGGCGTGTGATTGAGGTGAAAGTGCTGCATAACAGGGTCAAAGATGGACCGTCTGAAGCTGTCATAACTGTGGCGGGTACCATCAGCCCTGCAGCAGATGTATTCCCCAGGGCTGTTCATGGCTTCCTCGTACCAGGGCAGGAGCTTCTTGGGGATAGGAACAAACCGACCAGCTCCGGCATCAGTCTTGGAATGTCTCACAATAAAGAACCGACGCTTGATTTTTACGTCAGTCTTTTTTATATGACGATACTCTCCAACTCTGCATCCGGAGTAGAGAAGCATAAGAACGTGCTTAACCTCGTAAGGCATGTCATCAATACCGCGCCACAGTTTATTGCGTTGGCGCACAGTAAAAGGCTTCTTGATATGGATTTTCTTTGGCTTATCAATATCGAGATACCTAGCATAGTCACGGGTGATAAGGTCATATTTAGCAGCATACTTATAGAGCTGTTCCAGCAGGCAGCGGACTTTCTTCTGGGTAGGATATCCGCAACCGGCTGCGCGTACATCGTCAATAACCATATCAAGGTGTGGAAGCCTGATATCAACGAATTTCATAGAATGGAGGCGGGAACAATGTCGGTAACTGTTGCGGTAACTAATACGTGCCGATTCAGATCTGAGCTCCGGAAAATGCTTTGCTTTCCAAAGCGTATAGACTTCACTGAAGGTTGTCATGCTGGGGCTAAGCAGTGCGGGATTCCGGTTATGGTCCACCAGATGAGCCATGGCCTCATCGAAGGTTGCGAAATACCCAAGAGCTTTTTGCTTACCCTGGATAGTTTTCTTGACCACGTACGGCCTCCGCCGGTTACCCTGCAAACGATAGACCGTTCCAAAACCATTCGGTAATTTCATAAAAATCATCTCCTCATTAAGAGGATAACAGGGAGGAAGATAATGAGGAAGTTAATAGTATCATTGATAGCAGCATACATATTTAGCGTATCAGCTTTGTGTTCTGCTGGTGGCATCCATGACATACAGGATGCTGTTGGGGAAGATAAGATAGCTCATACAGCAGTATCTTATGTAATATGTGACCAGCTTAAAAGGAATGCGGGCATGAACGACTTTTGGGCAGCTTTGACCACATTAGCTATTGGAGCAATAAAGGAAGGTCTTATTGACGACCACTGGGACGGTGGAGACTTCGCCGCAGACTGTGCTGGAGTTGCTTTCTATCAGGTTAGATTCTGAGAGGGGGATGATGGGATTGGATGAATTTTTAAAAATGTTGGTTTATCCTGCATGCCTGGTTGTTTTTGGTAAGTGGGTTGATTATCGTCTTGCCAAACAAAAAGAAGAACAGGAGGCAATATATCGACATCAGGCAGAAGAGCAGGCCAAGAAGCAACAGCGCGAGGATGAACGGGACATTAAGATAGAGAGGATGCAGGATGGCATTTTGGCTGTCCTGCGTGACCGCATCTTACAGTCATGCAATTACTTCATAGCTCAGGGTAAAATATCACAGTTGGCCCTGGAGAATATTACCATGATGCATGATGCCTACAAGGTACTTGGAGGTAATGGGCTCTGTGATAGACAGTTCAAGGCTGTCAATAAGCTGAGAGTGGATACATTCTATCAGCAGGGAGGGGAACATAAATGATACAGTTTGAAAAAGTCAGCCTGACTGATGTCATAGTAGTTGTTGCTTTATCGCTGGCGTTACTGCTGGCGATTATTTATGGGCAAAAAGAACTGGCGATGAGCATCGCCAGTGGGCTTTTAGGTTATATTGGTGGCTCCGTTAAAAACAGCCTGGCCAAGAAGGAAGGGGCAAACAATGGTTGACGGACGTGGCTGGACCGCATTGGCCCGGGCCACTACGAGATTTATAGCAGAAGCGAAATACTATCACTTCTGTGAGGACATATTAGCGCTAATTGAGAGGCGGCTCTATAAAGAGTCGCCTTATCCTATACACCATGAAAGGAAGGGTAAAAAATGCGAAAAGTAACTTTGGCAGAGGTTTCCCAGATGGCCGCCGATGCGCGGGAGAGTATCTGGGCTCAGGCTCAGGCGGTAGGCAGGGAGCCTAAGATATATTTACACTGGACAGCTGGTCACTATGGTCAGATGTACACGGATGAGTACCATATCTCTATTGACCAGGATGGTTCAATATACAATGAGCATGACCTTGACGAGGTACTGTCTCATACCTGGAAGCGTAACACCGGTGCTGTAGGTATCACTTTGGCGTGTGCAGCAGGAGCCACAACCCGTGATCTGGGTGACGAGCCACCTACACAGGCACAGATAGAGACCATGGCCCAGGTAATTTGGCTTGTGGCTGATGCGCTCTGGCTGACCATCAATAAAGAGCATGTCGCCACCCACGGCGAGGCGGCTGACAATGAAACGGGCGACTACTGCCACGAGGAGTATGGCCCTAAGTCTACTGTTGAGCGTTGGGATTTGGAGTTCCTTGGTACAGAGGATTCCCCTGAATATAACCCTTGGGCCGAGGACGGTACCAGGGGCGGAGATGTATTAAGAGGCAAGGCTCTGTGGTATAAAAACAACAGCTGATAGGAGGAAACAGTGATGAGTAAATGGGTAGAAATGCGTGACAGTATCGTACAGACATTGAAAGTGGAGGAAGTAACCGAGGAGTTAAAGGAAAAGGTTACCCAGTCCATCATTGACAATGTATTCCCCGCCATTGAGGAGGCAGTAGCTAACTTCGTTGCCAAGGTCAGGGAACAGGCACCTAACGAAACTGGCTGGTGCCGCATCCGTGATGGCATCGTGCTGCCACTGGTTCTGGAAGGTTTGGTATTTGTGGCCAAGACAGTGCTTGCCAAGTCACTTGCAGCCAAAGTGTAAGAATAAGGCCCCGGAGTTGTAGAGACCCCCATAAGTTAGACTAAGTAATCTAACTTATGGGGGTCTTTTTATGGCAAAATACAGTGTTGAATTCAAATTGAAGATAGTTCAGGAATATTTGAAAGGGGATATCGGATACCATGCTTTAGCCCACAAATATGGTATACCTGACAAAAAACGTATTCAATTTTGGGTTGCAAAATATCGGGTAATGGGGGAAAAAGGACTTCAACGGTCAAGAAAAAATGAAACATATTCTTTCCAATTCAAGTTACATGCTGTAGAGTTATATTTAAGTACAGAGATGTCTTACCAAGATTTAGCACTTCAACTTAAATTAAAATCTGACGGGATTTTAG